CCCTGATCCTGCCGCTCGTCAAAGAAAGACATCAGCAGGGGGTAGAACAGACCTCTCCATATTACAAAATGCGGGCTTTATGACGAAGGCCAAGCAATCCCACCCTGCCGTCCGTGACCGCATTAACGCGGTTAATTCACGGCTTAAGTCAGGCAGTGGTGAACGACATTTGTTTTTAACGGATAAGTGCAAGCAAGCGATCAAGTCGCTAGAGCGGCAGACTTACAAGGAAGGGACGAGCCAACCTAATAAAGACGATGGCTATGATCATGCTAATGATGCCCTTGGCTACATGGTCGAACACCTTTTCCCAATAAAAACAGATTATAAAATTGAACAGCCAACGCGGTGGACTTAATGGCAGACATTGAATACACAACACCTGAATACGATAATCACAAAGAGAGTTGGGAATTTTACCTGCGCTCGTATATGGGTGGACAAGACTACCGTGATGGATCGTATCTAACCAAATACGTAAATGAAGACAATGACTCATACGGTCGCAGAATAGACCTGACGGCTATGGACAACCACTGCAAAAACATCGTCCACATATACAGCAGTTTCCTATGGCGTGTGCCACCGACTCGATCTTTTAACTCATTAGCCAATAACGTAGCCCTTGAGCCATTCTTAAAAGACTGTGATCTTGATGGACGCTCATTAAACACCTTTATGCGTGAAGCTCAAGTATGGGCATCAGTGTATGGCAATGTCTGGATCATGGTGGACAAGCCAAAGAGCAATGCCGGAACTAAGGCAGAGGAACTGGCACAAGAGATTCGTCCTTACTTGACTCTATTTACCCCTGAGAACGTGTTCGACTGGAAGTACGAGCGAACCCCTAGCGGTCGTTTTAAGCTCGTCTATCTCAAGGTGAGAGAAAGCATACAGCATGTCTCTGATACAGAGGTGGAGGCTTATTACAAGGTCTGGACAGAGGATACTATTGAGTCGTACATATCCTCGAACGGCAAAGAGAAGAAAGTGGATACGATGGACAATCCATTAGGTCGAATACCTGCTGTCTTCCTTCCTGCACAACGATCAGTCACCAGAGGCATTGGCATATCAGACCTATCTGATGTGGCTTACATGCAACGCGCTATCTATCAAGAACTGTCAGAGATCGAGCAGTTAATTCGGATATCCAACCATCCTACCCTCGTTAAAACCTTTGGCACAGATGCCAGTGCAGGGGCGGGGTCGGTCATCAACTTACCTGATGACATGGATCAAGGTCTTAAGCCCTATCAGATGCAACCCAGTGGACAGAACTTAGACGCTGTTCGTGCATCAATAACCGATAAAGTCGAAGCCATTAACCGAATGACCCACATGGGCGCGGTTCGCGGTACAACGGCAATGACGCAATCAGGCGTAGCAATGCAGACAGAGTTTCAAATGCTTAACGCCAAGCTATCGGAAAAGGCTGACATTTTACAGTTGGCAGAAGAGCAATTGTTTGTGTTGTTCTGTGATTGGCAGGACGTTACCCCAGATGTGGAAATATCCTATCCAGATGCGTTTGATCTTAGAGACTACGACAAAGAACTAACCTTCTTACAGCAGATACGCGCAAGCGGTGTTCGCTCTGTCACTCTCATGCAGAACATTGATATGCAGATTGCTGATCTGGTGCTTGATGATGAGGCGTTAGCTAAAGCGCATACAGAGATCGAAGAAAGCACAGCAGTGCTTGGTGACTTCTCTGATAAGACTCAGATATACAGCTACCACATTGATGCGGGTGTTGTGACTCCAAACGAGGTTAGAGAGAAGATCGGACTTGAGCAAGTTGAAGGCGGTGACGTTTTGATCGAGCCAAAGGAAGATGAAGGTTCTGATTCAGGACAGTTCTAATGTCGGCAGAGAGCGATTACAGCGATCTCCTTGATCGTTTAGCGGATACCCATCAGGCAAGAATAGCCTTAGCACTCCAAGAACTAGAATCACGAATTTCTCAACTGATGGCAACAGCGCCTTTAAGTGATGGAAATTTGTTTGATCTGCAATGGGCGTTAGCGGCTAGGGCTGAGATCAGATCGATCATTGATGAGGTGTATCTGACAGAGGTTCAGGCATCGATACGTCAATACCGGAATGTATCGGCATCGGCTCTGGCTATGCTCCAGAACTATGGTGACTTCATTAATGTTGAGGGATCGGTAATTACCCAATTACAGAGGCTTTCATTTCAGGGCTTTGAGGCCATTGCTAATGAGTATCTGGATATTCTAGCGACTGAGATTTACCAAAGCACACTAACAGGCAGGGCGTTTAACGAGTCTGTTAAGAACCTAAGTCAAAGCATCAACGGCATTTATATCTCATCGGACTCATTAGAGGCTAAGAAATTAGTTGATATTGCTTCCAATGGATCAGCGGCACAGAAGGCGGTAGCGGTTGAGAAGCTACAGACCTTGTATGGCAGAGATCGAACTGGGCGCAACCTAAGACGCTATTCAGTACAGATGATGCAAGACAGCCTCATGCAGTTTGATGCCTCGATCAATACAGCGATCGGCAAAGAGTCAGGGGCGACCCAGTGGAAATACTACGGCTCAACGGTAAGAGACAGCCGATCATTTTGCCGCAAACATGCCGGACAAACATTTACAGATGAAGAGATTGCACAAACATGGTCGGGGTCTTGGGCGGGTAAGGCTTCCGGTGATCCTTTTATTGTGCGCGGTGGTTATAACTGCCGACACCATTGGAGGCCAATTTTTGAGGAGTAAATCATGCCAAAAGGTAAAGGAACATATGGATCAAAAGTAGGGCGACCCAAGAAGAAGAAAAAGAAAGCTAAATAACCAGTTTTAAACCACTCGAAAGAGGCACGTACACATGAGCGATGAAATCATGGCAACAGAAGCTGAGACTGAAACAGCGGCAGTAGAAAGTCAGGATAAGACGTTTACACAAGCTCAAGTAGACAAAATGATCGCAAGCAGATTGGAGCGACAAACACGCAAGTTTGAAAGCCAGATTGGTGATATTGATTTAGATCAAGCCAGACAGGTTTTGAAAGAGCGTGATGAGTCCAACCTACAGGCTCAAAAAGAGCGCGGTGAATTTGAAACTATTTTGAAGGACACGGTAAGCAAAAAGGATCAGGAAATAAACGCATACAAGAGCAAGCTACATCAAACACTGGTTGACGGTGCTTTGTTGTCTGCGGCCTCTATTAACAATGCGGTTAATCCAGATCAAGTTTCTACTCTGCTAAAGCATCAAGTGCGTTTGTCAGAGGATGGAACTGTTGAGGTAGTAGATGGCAACAATACCCCTCGTTACAACGAGAAGGGTGATCTGTTATCTGTTGGTGAAGCGGTATCCGAATTTTTAACTGTTAACCCTCATTTTGTGAGGGCATCGGCAGGTGGTTCTGGGAGTCAGGGTAATTCTGGCGGCTCAGTGCAAAAAACAATGACACATCAAGACATGGTAGACAACTGGAACACAGGTGGCCGAGAGGCATATGCCGCAACCAAGCGTTAGCCAACTTGATTTAACTTAATGAAATAGACCGCCCTTTGGCGGTTTTTTTTCGCCCTAAATAAAGGTAATAATCATGGCCGCAACAACTAGTGCAACACTTGATGATCTGTTTGCAAATATCATCGCTCAAGCTCGATTCACCGCTGAACAGCAGTCTTTAATGCTTGGTTTGGTAACTCCTTATAACATCGGTTCAACTCCGGGAAAAACAATCCAGATTCCTAAGTACCCGAGCATTGCCGCCAGTGCTTTAGTTGAAGGAACTGACATGTCAAGCACCACTGTCAGCACTTCATCTGTGACTGTAACCATCGCAGAAGTTGGCGCACAGGTATTGCTAACTGACTTAGCGCGTGACGGACACGGCAACCCTGCCATTGAGCTAGGCACTGTCCTTGGTTCGGCTATTGCTAAGAAAATGGATCAAGACCTTCTTGCTCTATTTGATGGCTTCTCAACCTCTCTAGGTGGCGCAGGAACAGAGATTACTGTTGCTGACATCTTCAAGGCTGTTGCGATCCTCCAGAACAACAACGCGCAAGGTTCTATGGCCGCTGTTATCCACCCTTATACTGCTTACCAGTTAAAGGCTAACTTGACTAACACTTTTGCTAACCCTAACGGTGGTGATGCTCAGAACGAGGCAATGCGTAGTAGCTTTGTTGGTTCTTTGGGCGGTGTTGATATCTATCAGTCAAGCAACCTAACGGTTGACGGTAACGATGATGTGAAAGGCGCTGTATTCTCTCGCGAAGCACTAGCGATTGCATTGAAGCGTGACTTCCAGATCGAAACTCAGCGTGATGCATCCTTACGTGCCACTGAGCTTAACGCAACTGCCGTTTACGGTGTTGGCGAGCTTGACACTTTCTTCGGTGTTGAGTTGTTTTTTGACGCGGCTGTTTAAGTAGTAAAGACAAGCCTCATCCTTTCGGGGGTGGGGCTTTTTTATTGGAGTAGTTATGGCATTTTCAAGCGACGCGGATTTGATGGACATTGTTCCTGACATCTTGGGATTCGGTATTGATTCGTTCTCTACTGATCACGCAAAAGCGCAAGCAGATATCGAGCGCAAGATTCGTGCAGATTGGTGGGACAAGCGAGGGTTTAGTGGTGAGCTTAAACCACAATACTTAACCGACTCGCAGTGGACTCGCGCAAATGCTTATCTAGTCCTATGGAAATACGCATTACCGCAATTGACCAACTGGGTTGATGGTGATCGCTTTCAAGGAATGATTGGTTTTTACAAGTCTCGCTTTGCAGAAGAGATCGAAGCTGTATTTAAAGATGGCGTTGAGTATGACGATGACAACAACGGCACGATTGATGACGATGAGAAAACCCCTATTAACGATGGCCGTCTAGTCCGATGAGTCTAGCGGTCAAGGTTGATATTAAGCCCAAGAACTTTAAGGGCATAGCTAAGAAGCGTCAAGAAGAGATCAAGGCAGGTATTAAATTAGCTTTGTTTAAAACAGCCTCTGTTGGCGTGGAAATTATATTAGACAGAACCGCTAAAGGTGTTGACATAAATGGTCAACGATTCAAGCCATACAGTGAAAAGTACGCTTTCTTTAGAACTAAGAAAGGGCGCAGTCCCGACAATGTAGACCTTAACTTTACTGGTCAGATGTTGGGTGATATGAGCGTCAAAGCTAACAGCACAAGGGCTGAGATCTTTTTCTTGCGAGGCACTGATGCTAAAAAGGCATCCAACAACAACAAAACCAGAGAGTTTTTTGGCTTTAATCGGCTAGAAGAAAAGCAACTGGCAAAGACATTTGAGAGGTTCTTACCATGAGTATTAGAGAATCGATCGCAGAAAACATTATTACAACGCTTGAATCGGTTGTTTTGCCTCTGCGCATAAGCTATGTCACCAGAGAGCCATTCCAGTTTGATAAGTTATCTAACGCACAATATCCGGCTGTTCTGGTTAGAACGGCTGATGAGAATCGTGAAGATTCGACCATAGGCGGTTCAATAGGCAAGCGCATAGCAACCATTAACTACGAGTTGGTTTGCTTTGTTAAATCAGGGCTTATTGACCAAGCCAGAAACAATATTATTGAGACGATTGAAGAGGGTCTTGATGTAGACAGAACGAGAGGCGGCTTTGCAAAAGATACGCAAATCACTAACGTGGAAATCGATGAAGGTTCAATTAACCCCATCGGTGGGGTAATTTTAACGGTTCGCGTGATGTACGAATACACGCGGGGCACAACTTAAAGAAGAGGAAAGAACATGGCTACAGTGACAGGTCAAACAGGCGTAGTAAAATTACAATTAGCAGGAGTTAACGAAGTCGTTGTAGGTGAAGTAACATCATTCACCCTAGAGACATCTGCCGACACTATTGAAGATAGCGTCATGGGCAACACTTCACGCACTTACAAAGCAGGGCTAGACAGTAGCACAGTCTCTATTGACTGCTATTGGGATCAAACTGATCCACAGCAGTTGGTACTGGATTCTCGCGCCAGTGTTGATTTTGAAATATCTCCATCTGGTACAGCTACAGGCTCAAAGAAGTATTCAGGTTCTGGCATTGTTACTAGTAAGTCAATTAACGCCTCTTTTGATGGCATGGTTGAAGCTAGTTTCAGCATTCAGGTATCTGGTGCGGTTACTGAGGCGGCACATTAATGGGTCTTGCTAAAGAGTTACGGTCAAGGCGAACGATACCACTGCGCGAGGTAGTGGTTGATGCGTGGGCTGATGAGAAGGGCGTTCCGTTCAAACTCTATTGCGGGTCGATCAGTTGTTATGATTTAGATCAGCTACAGAAAAAGCACCCTAAGTTTCTTGAAAATACCACCATTGGCGCAATGATTGACCTTATTCTAATGAAGTCTATGGATGAAAGTGGCTCTAAGCTATTCACCTCTTCTGAAGATCGCATTGATCTGATGGGTGAGGAGACTTCCGTGATATCTGAGATAGCCAACCAAATGTTCGCAGAGATTGAATCTGTCGAGGATCAGGTAAAAAACTAACTTGCGATCAATCGAGGATGAACCTGTTGCACTTGGCTGATCGCTTGCACATGAGTATTGAAGACGCAGAGCAAATGTCCGTCACTCACTTTAACGAGTGGATGGCTTACTACCAAATAATGAGTAAAAAAGATGGCTGAAAATACCAAGATCATTATCAGTGCAGTTGATAAAACCAAGAGAGGCTTTGGCTCTGTCACCTCCGGTTTAAAGAAAGTCACTGGCGCAGTATTTTCAATGCGTACTGCTCTGGCTGGTGTTGCAGGTATTGCAGGGTTTGGCTTACTTGTTAAGTCATCATTAAACGCTACGGACTCCCTAGCTAAAACAGCGGCAAAGATTGGCACAACCACAGAATCTTTAGGCGGGTTAAGATATGCGGCAGAACTTACTGGCGTAGCAACCAACACTATGGACATGGCTTTACAGCGGTTTACTAGGCGAACTGCTGAAGCGGCTATGGGCACAGGTGAAGCAAAGGCGGCAATTAAAGAGCTTGGCTTAAATGCTCAAGAGTTAAATCGAATGCCGCTAGATGAACGCATGGTTGTTCTGGCTGATGCATTTTCTGGTGTTGCTAGTGAGTCCGATAGGCTTAGATTAGCTTTTAAGCTGTTTGACAGTGAGGGAGCGGCATTAGTCAACACCTTATCTAGCGGCGGTGACGCATTAAAAGAGATGTTAGGTGAAGCAAGAGTGCTTGGCCTTACAATGTCAGGCAGTGCGGCAAAAGGCGTAGAAAATACTGTTGACGCTTTAACCAAACTCAAAAGCGTTTTCAAAGGAGTAACAGATCAGGTGGTTGCGGCACTTGCTCCTGCAATAGAGGGTATGGTTGAGCGGTTTACTGCATTTCTTCAGCGGTCGATAGAGGCTAAAGGCGGTGTTGAAGCGTTTGCAAGAGCGTTAGCCATTGACCTCTTGCA